CTGGAGGCGATGTGCTGCCAGCACGAGATGGACCACCTCAACGGTACCGTTTATCTCGACCTCCTCACTCCGCTGCGCCGCGAGATCGCGCTGAAGCAGTTCCAGAAGCACCTCCGACAGAAGGCGATGGCATGAAGCAGGTTCACGGTTACTGGCTGCCCGATCGCGAGGAACGCGTCGACGAATTTCTCGACGAATCGATCGCACTCGGCCGCCCCGCTTACCAGCACGAGAAGCTGGAGGCCGCGCTCGCGATCACGACGCAAAGACGCTGCGCCCTGGATATCGGCGCCCATGTCGGGATGTGGACGCTTCAGTTGCTTCAGCACGGCTTCGGCGAGATTCTCGCGTTCGAGCCCGACGATGAAAAGCACGAGTGCTTCTCGCGCAATATCGAGGAGTTCGGCAACCAAGGCGGAACCGTTACGCTGCGCCAGATGGGGCTGGGCGATCGCGAGCAGCGCGTCAGGATCGTCCACAAGACCGCCACCTCGCTGAAGACGCATGTCCAGCCGGATAAGCGGGGCCAACTCACGATCCGAACCCTCGATAGCATCGTGGGGCTCGATGAGGTCGACTTCATCAAGATCGATGTGGAGGGGTTCGAGCTATTCGTCGTGATTGGCGCGGAGCAGACGATCAGGGCGAACTGGCCGGTGATTGTGGTGGAGCAGAAGGTCGGCGTGGCTTCAGAGCGGTATCAGGTTGGTGACCTGGACGCGATCCGTCTCCTGGAAGCGTGGGGTTATACGATCCACCAAGAAATGCGCGGCGATTTTATTATGGCGCCGCCGGCGCAGATTACTTGACAGCGGCTGAGAACCATGAGATAGAGCAGGGATGAGCAAGACCTATCAGATCGTGCAGCAAATCGTCGTCCGCCGGAATTTCCGCGCGGGCCTTTTGCGCATGGGTGAGGGTTGGACCGGAATCTAAGTCCTAAATCTCAACTCAGTTCTGCAAAAGGCCCGCCGGTTCCCACCGGCGGGCCTTTTGCTTTGTCTCGATCGTAAGGAGATCATACAAAATTCTGGATGGGCTAGGCACGAGTGAGCCTAACCGCCTGTAAAGCGGCCGTCAAAAGCTGTGGGGGTGCAAATTCCCTCCCCATCCACCATCCACCTGTAGCTCAGTGGTAGAGCGCCGGCTTGAAACCCCGGAGGTCGGTATCTCGATGGTACCTAGGTGGGCCAATTATAGTTTACGGGCCAGATGGGAAGGCACCGCCATGACACGGCGGCACGAATAGGTTCGATTCCTATGTAAACTACCAATGCCAGTTTAGCTCAGAAGCAGAGCACGCAGTTGATAACTGCTAGGTCGGAGGTGCAAGTCCTTCAACTGGTACCAATTCTAGTGTGGTGGAGATGCGCTACACTTTATTGCCCGTTGGCAGAGCAGTAATGCGCTGGTGTCACATACCAGTTATGAAAGTGCGATTCTTTCACGGGTAACCATTTCTATGTTGAGGGCGCTGACTGACTGGTAGGTGGCCGTACTCTGAATACGGAGGATGAGGTTCGAGGCCTCGGCCCTCAACCATAGAAATTTTTTATTCTTCAGGCTTAGTCATCTTGGTGAGGACACGGAGTTTTGGCCTCCGTCAGGTAGGTTCGAAACCTACAGCCTGATCCACTATTATTCCTACGTGGCGGAAGCGGGTAGACGCAGGCGGCTGTTAACCGTCAGCCGAGAGGTGTGCAGGTTCGAGGCCTGCCGTAGGAGCCAGTTCATCGGGGTGAAGTGCTGAATGGAATGGAGGCGCCGGATTACGAATCCGGAAAACCTGTGGGTTCGAGTCCCACCTCCCCGGCCAATTTTGAGGCGAATCGCTGAATGGAATGGAAGCACAGGATTCCGAATCCTGAAACCCTGTGGGTTCGAGTCCCACCGCCTCAGCCAATATAACGCGGTAGCTCAGCGGAACAAGAGCGCCCGAATCCTACTCGGGAGGTCGTAGGTTCGAGTCCTACCCGCGTTGCCAGAGGCGCTGTAGCTCAATGGATAGAGCGGCCGGCTTCTACCCGGCTGGTTGTAGGTTCGAGTCCTGCCAGCGCCGCCAGTTGATTATGATGGAATAGCCTATGCGGGCGAGGGTACCGGCGTTACCTAGGAAGGGCGTCGGAAGAGTGGGCTCGAAAAGCAGGAGACAGTTTACCGGGTTCACCTGTCGCATTCAGAGGTATTGATCGGCCCCGCGCGAGCCGGACAGCCCGAGGATGTTGCGCCTGGAAGTTATCAGACCTTTTTAGTTGACAGCCGCCTGGAACCTCTCTAGAGAGGTGAGGTGGCCTAAGCAGACGGTTACCGGGTCCTTCGGGGACGATCGCTGCGCCGGGTTCTCCCTCATCGTCAAGCACCCCTCGTTAGTCCCGGTCTAACGGGGGAGTTGCGAATACTCAGCCGTCAAGTAATTTATTGACTTGACTCGGCCCCATTTCACTGCCGCGATTCTTGACAGTGACGGCCATTTCGGCTACGGTTCCCGACATCATCAACGCGTAGCTACCGTCGGGGACGTAGGCTGTGTCGGAACACGACAATCGCCCCGAAGCTGACGCGAGGGGCACAAGCGAAAATCTGAGTACGGCGCGCTACAACGCGCTGCTTGACGAGCTAAGGGCGGTTCTATCCGCGCCGGAGCCGGAGCAAATCCCCGTGCACAGGCCGCAACGCCGTCGGATCGCCGCACATGGCTGAAGGAGTTAGTACGGCAGTGTTCGAACGGGTGCGGGATATCGAGATGCGCCTCTTTGAAGAAGTAGGGACCCAGCTTAAGGGCCTCACTGACGCCATGCGCGATTTCACGCTTGAGATGCGTGAGGTCCGCGAGCGGCTGGTGCGCATCGATGCGCAGGACCAACCCGGCAAGATCAGCACCCTCCAGGAAGATGTGCGCGCTGCCGTCTCCGAGATCGCCAAGGCTCAATTCGAGATCAAGCGTGTCGAGCAGGAAGCGACCTCCAATATCGCGGCGGCCGTCGCGACCGTGACCGCTCACGCCTCGACCGAGAAGCTCGCCATGGAAGGCCGGCTGATCCGGATGGAGACGATTATCGCACCGCTTACCGTGGGTGGTTCGGCCTTTCTTGCAGCCATCTTGAGCGCTCTCGTCGCTTTCGCATTGCAGCATTTCCACTAAGCCTTAAAAATTTGTTCAGTATCCCCTGGAACCCCATTGACCAAGGCCCGAGCTTAGCCATACGCTCAACGTGAACTTAATCGTGGAGGGTGCACATGGACGGCTCGGTGAGTAGCTTGAGGTTCGACAAGCCCCAAAGGGCTCCGGTCTTGAATCTCGATGTGGAGGCTGCGGTGGAGGCCCGGCACCGCAGTATGATTAAAGGCTCCTATGATCTTCATGAGCTTTTGCTGGAGGACCTCTCACCGGAGAACTTTGACAAGATAAACGCCCTGATGACCAAACTCAGGGCTGACTTCGCGTACTGCTGCGCATGTCCTCAACTTGGGGTTCGCCGGCAGATTTAATTTCAGCGCCGTGAAGGGATCGACGCTTGACCGATAATTCTTACCACCCGCTCGATCAAAATTCTGCGTTCGAGCGTCCTCCCTCTCCTCGCGGTTCCACCAAGGCGGCTGCTCGTGCGGCCCGGCGCGCCGAGAAGCACGCCAAGGAACACCAGCAAGCCAAGCCGCTCGTCGCGAAGAACGCGAACCAGCAGGACTATCTCGATATCCTCCGCGATGGTGACGGTGTCATCGCGATCGGTCCGGCCGGTACCGGTAAGACCTATCTCGCCGCCCGTATCGCGGCCCAGCGGATGCTGCGGAACGAGATCGACAAGATCATCGTCTCCCGCGTGACCGTTTCGAAGCGAGAACACGGCATCGGGTTCCTGCCCGGCAATATCGACGCCAAGATGAAGCCGTGGCTCACGCCGGTGATCGAAGGCCTTCGGGCCGAGGTGTCCGGCGCTACGCTGGACAAGTGGCGCGCCGAAGGCCGCTTCGAGATCGTCCCGTTCGAGTTCATGCGGGGGCGCACCTTCGAGAATTCCGTCATCATCCTGGATGAAGCGCAGAACGCCACGTTCGAGGACCTCTATCTCTTCCTCACCCGGACTGGCGAGGGCTCGCAGGTGATCGTCGCCGGCGATCCGCATCAGGTCGACATTCCGAATTCCGGCCTCAACACGATCGTGGATTTGGCCGAGGAATTCGAGATCATGGACATTGTGGAGTTCACCGACGAGGACGTCGTGCGCTCCAAGATGGCGAAGGCCTGGGTCCAAGCGGTCGCCGAGCATCGGCGCCGTGTGGAGGAGGACCGGGGAATCCTTGACAAGCCGCCACGGTTCCTGCACTCTTAGCGAGTCACGAAACCCACCAGTCGTGACTCAATTTTCTTTCCGGGGCCTCTGAAAATCCTATGGCGTTCTCGTTCGTGGTCGAAACCGGCGATGCCGATTCCGACGCCACTTCTTATTGCAGTGTCGAGTTCGCCGACGATTATGTGGAGGCGAACCACTTCGCGTCCGCCGATTGGCTCGCGCAGACGGAAGAGGAAAAGGAGCGCCTACTCGTTCGGGCGTCCAAGTTCATCGATGTCCGGTTCAAGTGGAACGGGCAGCGGGTGGACCAGGATTCTGGCTTGCGCTGGCCCCGCTCCGGCGTCTTCGACGAAGACGGCTTCCAGATCGCCGACGATGTGATCCCCCGCGTGCTCCAAGAAGCGGTCGCGGAGTTCGCGACCTACCTGATGTCCGAAGATTGGACCGCCCCGCGTGACGCGGACCAGTTCAAGGAAGTTCAGGTTGATGTCGTAGACATCAAGTACAACACTGACTTCCGCCGCGCCTACGTCCCACAGACCATCATCGCGATGTTGGAGGCGCTGGGTCTCTGCACGACCGGGAACCGTCCAGCCTTCAAGCCGATCCGCCGGTCCTAAATGTCTCTGCGGAATACCCTTCAGCGCGCCGTGAAGACGGCCTTCAACGCACTCGACGACGTGCCGCTCGAATGCACCTATAAGTCGGTGTCCGGCGATATGGTGCGTGACCTCGTCGCCGGCACATCGAGCCGCGTGACCACCAATTATACCTTGCCGTCCGTCGTGTTCGCGAAGTTCTCCGAGCGGCAGACGGATAAGGACCCCGCGCTTCTGACCGATATGCGGATGATTTTCGCCACTCACGACCTTCCGGTCGGGCCGAAGGAATCCGACACCGTAGTCGATAGCCTGAATAGGGTCTGGTCGATCGTTAAGCGGTTGTCTGATCCGGCTTCCGTCGTCACGATTCTCCAGGTGCGTACGAGCTAATGTCGGGCCGTAGTGGCTCCAAGATCAGCGCGCAGGTCAACA